ATCAGAGAGTGATTAATTCATATTTAAATGCACAAGAAATGCATACCCCATAGGGTATAAAGTAGCACTCAAGTACTAGTTTATCGCATGCTCCATGCATAAAATGTTGCGCCAATGCAACAAACTATGCGTTTTGTGCATAGATTACAACAAAAATGCCATTTTAAGAACTAAAAAGTACGCATTTGCCACGGGAGCAGGCGCGGGGGCAACTTTCTGCATATAGACCACGGCTATGGGGAGGTTAAACTTTGCGCAACTTGGGGAATTCCCTAAACGCAAAAGGATTTCCCTAAACGCAAAAATTTTTAAGACGCAAATCAAAAAATGAAAATTCAAGAAATCGAAATCGAAAAGCTAATTCCTTATGCGAGGAATTCCCGAACGCACAGCGACGATCAGGTCGCGCAGATCGCGGCAAGCATTAAAGAGTTTGGCTGGACTAATCCGATCTTGGTTGATGGCGAGGCAGGCATCATCGCCGGGCATGGTCGGCTGGCGGCTGCGCGGAAACTTGGGTTGAAAAAGATTCCGGTTATTGAGTTATCGCATCTTTCGCCAACGCAAAAAAAGGCGCTGATCATTGCCGACAATAAGCTGGCGCTAAATGCCGGTTGGGATAATGAAATGCTGGCGCTTGAATTTGAAGAATTGGAACTTGATGGTTTTGATCTTGCGCTGACCGGCTTTGGCGAGGATGAGATAGACGCGCTTAAACCAGAGCAGGTGACCGAAGGTTTAACGGATGAGGATGCGGTTCCCGATGTGCCGGAAGAACCAAAAACAAAACCCGGCGATATTTATAAACTTGGCAAGCATCGGTTAATGTGTGGCGATTCTTGCAGCATTACAGATATGGAAAAATTGTGCGATGGGCAGCCGGTTGATATGTGGTTAACCGATCCACCGTATAACGTAGCGTATGAAGGCAAAACTAAAGATAGTTTAACTATCAAAAATGACAGCATGGCTGATGAGCAATTTCGGCAATTTTTAAGAGATGCTTATGTGACCGCAGATACAGTTATGAAACCGGGCGCGGTTTTTTATATTTGGCATGCTGATTCAGAAGGATATAACTTTAGAGGCGCAGCTCAAGATGCTGGATGGAAAGTAAGGCAATGTCTTATTTGGAAAAAATCAACAATGGTAATGGGGCGGCAAGATTATCATTGGAAACACGAACCATGCTTGTATGGCTGGAAAGATGGCGCTGGACATCTTTGGGCTACTGATAGAAAGCAAACTACTATCTTAGAATTCGACAAGCCATCTCGAAATGGAGAGCATCCAACTATGAAACCGGTTGCGCTTTTTGAATATCAAATGCTTAACAACACAAAAGGCGGCGATATTGTGTTGGATAGTTTTGGCGGCAGCGGCACAACTTTGTTGGCGGCAGAAAAGAATGGTCGTTACGCTAGGCTGATGGAACTTGATCCTAAATACTGCGATGTTATTGTCAAACGGTGGGAAGAATTTACCGGCAAGAAAGCAGAGTTAATCAATGGCAGCGCATAACAAACTACCGCCAGAGGTTCACGCAGTTCATGGCAGCAAAGGCATGAACGCCGGAATCATCATGCCGGAAAAATTAAAGGCGCGGATCCCGTTTGCTGAGTGGGCAAGCCAACCGGAGTTATTTACCAAGCAGCGGTTTGTTGATGAAACCGCAAAATATTTGTTTGATGTTTATGGCATCGGCACCGATCAGGATCGGCACACGTTAATGATGCTGGCAGACCAAATGCAAACATACATCGATGCTCGGTCGCAGCAGGACAAGCATCCGCTGGTGGTCAAAATCAACAACGGCAAAACCCTTGCGCCAAACCCTTACATTGCAATCGCAAATAAGGCAATGGAAAACTGCATCAAGATTATGAACGAATTGGGGCTTACGCCCAAATCGAGATTGGCGGCTAACAAGCTGGAAGATGCTTCGCCATTGGCTGATTTCCTGAAGGGTTGGCAACCGCAATGAAATGGCAAGATGGCGTGATCTACGCCAATCAGGTAGTCAAGGGTGAGGTTCTGGTTTGCCGACAAGTTTTGCTTGCTTGCCAACGGTTTTTAAACCATCTAGAAAACAAAGAATGGGAATGGGAATTTCACCCGGAAGCGGTTGACCATTTTATTAAATTTGCATCATTGCTGCGCCATGCAAAGGGCGCGGATGCAGGCAAGCCGCTGGTTCTCGAACCGTTCCAAATTCTGCTGATCTGCGGCATCTATGGCTTTTGGTCTAAGAAGGACAAAGCCAAGCGGATGACCACCGATGTCATTGTGTACATTCCTCGCAAGGCAGGCAAATCAACGCTTATCGCCGTGATTGGTTTGTACGAGTTGATCTTTGGCGAAAAGGGTTCCGAGGTTTATACGCTGGCAACAAGCCGGGATCAGGCAAGCATTGTATTCACGTCTGCGGTCGGCTTGATCGAATCCATGCCGCAAGAAGTTGCCGGGTTGTTCAATGTGCAAAAAATGCACATTACCAAACTCGGCGATTCGCAATCAATGTTCAAAGCATTGTCGCGGGATACCAAGAAAACCGGCGATGGCTTAAACCCATCTTGCGCAATCATTGACGAAGCGGCGCAGATTATCGACCGGAACTCAATTGAAGTTTTGCATTCGGGCATGGTGGCGCGAAAAAATCCGCTGCGCATTTACATCACGACCGCCAGCTTTACCAAAGACACGAAGTTTTACGAGGATTTGTTGATGTTTCAATCGATGCTATCGGGCGAAGCAACAGATAATCCGCGTTGGTTTGGCCTGCTATACGGGCTTGATCCGCAGGATGATTGGCGCGATCCGTTGATATGGGGCAAAGCAAACCCGATGCATGGCATATCGGTATTTGAGGAAGCTATCGCGGCAAGGGCTGAAGAAGCTAAATACAAACCGGCAACGCTTAATGAGTTTCTTTGCAAAACGCTAAATGTTTTTGTAAGCGCAAACTCGGCTTGGATCGACCGGTCGCACTGGGATGAATGCGCGGCGCAAGCGGATGACCGGCAACCCGAAGCGGTGTTTATTGGCTTTGACTTGGCGGCAACGCGAGATTTAAACGCGGTCTGCACTTTAAAGCGATATGCCGAGGATGACTATTTTGCCGAGTGGAAATTCTTTTTACCAGAAGATGCTTTAGGGTATGTGCCGCAGCATTACCAAGACATCTTTAGGAATGCTAAAGATTCTGGAATCTTGCACTTGACGCAAGGCAACGTAATGGATGATCGCGAGATCAGCGAATACATCAAGCAGCAGGCGGGCAAATACGATATTAAAGAAATTGGCTACGATGCATACAACGCTGCAAGCTTAATTGCTCGATTGCACGATGATGCCATGCCGGTCAAAAAAGTCGGGCAAGGCATGGCGGTATTAAGCAATCCATCTAAGCATTTGGAAAAGTTAATTCTAGGCAAGAATATCAAACACAATGGAAATCAATTCTTAGGTTGGCAGCTTCAAAATTGCGAAGTGTATGAGGATGTAAACGGAAACATAAAAATTCGTAAGAATGAAGCAGATAAAAGCGCAAAAGTTGATGGTATTATCGCCCTAATTATTGCCATTCATTGCTCACTGGATCACCCAATTGACAGTGGCAGTTATGGATTCCGCACTTTTTAAAGGCGAATATTATGGGAATGCTTGACATCTTTAAGCGCAATTCGGTTGCCAAATCCGAAAGCAACACGCTATTCGGGCAGACAACACTAGGCAACAATGTGCTGCGGAATATCGGATCAACATCCGCATTCCAGCAAATGTTGTATGTCACGACATCAAGCGCAACCCAAGCCGGGCGCACCGTCGATATGTCAACGCTGTCGCGCAATTCGACCGTGATGGCTTGTCTTGCAGTTAAAGCACGGGCGCTGTCGCAACTGCCGGTGCAGATCATGGCGTACAACGCCAACGATGAATTGGTCAACGCTTGCCATGATCCTTCGATTGGGCAGCGCGACAAAATTAAGGCGCGGCAAGTTTATAACTTGCTGGCAAACCCAAATAATTTCCAAACCCAATATGAGTTCTGGTATCAGTTCTCAATGTGGCTGGATATGGCAGGCGAGTGCTACACAGTATTTTGGCGCAAGGATCAAAACAAATCCGACCAAACGCCATTGGAAATGTACATTCTTGATGCAACGCTGATCACCACACAGCTTACCGAAACGCGCTACCCAATGTACCGGCTTGCAACGCCAAGCTACGGATTCTCAAAGGATGCACCGCTAGAGTATTGGCAGGTCATGCATATGATGGAAATGGGCTGGCAAGGTTCGGGCGGCTGGAACAAAGGCACATTGCTTGCCGAATTGGTTGGCTTGGATCAGGATATTGATCTTTACGCAAACTATGTAATGCAGAACGGCGCAAAGCCATCGGGCTTGTTTGTGACCGATCAGGTCATTCCTGATTCCAAATACAAGGAAATTGCAGCGCGTCTGAAAGAAGGATGGTCGCAGCTTACCGGCTCACGAACGACCGATCCAAGCAAGCCGGGTCAAGGTATGTTGCTGGACAATGGCATGAAGTATATGCCGGTCGATATGCTGACGATTCAGGATGCCGATGTCGCCAAGCTAAAGGAACAAACCATGAAGCGCATTTGTGGCGTGTTTGGTGTGCCACCGCAAATGATCAGCGTGGGCGAAAGCAAGTTTAACAACACGCAAACAATGCTTGATGAATTCTACAAAAGCACGATGGCACCGCTGCTGACTAATGTAGAGCAAAAGCTAAAAATGAGTTTGTTGCAAGGTTATCCAAACTTATACGTTAAATTCCAGACGGATAATTTCCTACAGGGTGCGCCACTTGACCAGATGAATTATTCTGTCGCTGGTGTCAACGCTGGAATTTTGACACCAAACGAAGCGCGAAAATATTTGGGGCTTTCGGAAATTGATGATACGATTGCCAAAACGCTAGTCAATAAAGGCGGCAAATCTGAACCGATTCCGGGTTCATCACCACAAGACACAGGCGGCGGCGGCAATACCAGTTCGGTCGGCAAGACGGGGCAAAATGGGAAAGCTTAAACCTGATCAGCAGCGGCAAAAGCAGCAGCAAGCCGCAGACAAAATAAAACAAGCCGCAGATAAGCGCACAGCAAAGCCATTGCAACTAAATGGAATGCAACAAAAAAGGGCGATATTCCATGACTAAAAACGTGACGTTTTTCTTTGAATCTAAGGTTGCGCTTGGCATATCTGCCGACGAATCTGCCGACAGTGCAGGCAAGATTGAGGCAATGCTAACAACTTGGGGCCCGCGTGAAGGCGCAGACGGTCGCCGATTCAATTATCAGGCAGCGCCATTTCAGGCATGGGCAAAAGAATTTGCCGCTGCTGGCAGGCCATTGCCAATGTATTTTCAGCACAATGATCAATCGATGCCGGTTGGTCAGTGGGATGAATTCGAGTTTACCGATGAAGGCATGATCGGTCGCGGCATGATCTACACCAACACCAGCACCGGGCGTGATCTTTATACGATCATGAAGGAATCGCCTATGATGGTTGGCGGCGTTTCTGTTGGCGCATACGCCGACGAATATTGCATGGTCGATGCTGAAGGCAATATGTTAGATGCCGGAATCGATGCCGATGAAGAAGGGTATTTCAGCATCACAAAAGGTGGATTGGCAGAAGTGTCAATCGTGATGCAACCGAATAACCCAATGGCGAATATCAGCAAATTGGAATATTTCCGCGAAGATGGCACAGCGGATTTGAAAGTATTTGAAAAGGCTCTGCGTGAAGTGGGCTTTTCAAAAAAGGATGCGACAAAAGCCGCATCCGTATTTGGCAAGGCAATGGGCAAGCGCGATGCGAAACCCGATACTGCCGAACCGAACTCCGATAAGCGAGAGGCAACATCGGGTGCGGCTGATCAACTTCTGGTAGCACTTGAGCAGCGCGAGTTGCTAAAGGCACTGGAAACCCGTCTTAAATAACTAAGGATTATCATGGACAAAATTATCGAAAAACTCGATTCCATTGAATCGAATCTGCAACAAAAAACCGAAACTATCGTTGCCGAAAAACTGGCCGAAGTTTCTACATCTGTCGAAACTGCCAAAGCAGAATTTGCCGAAAAGGTTTCTGCACTGGAAGCTAAGGTCGCTCAAATTCGCGCACCGGAAATCGTTCGCCCAAACAAAGGCGTTTCGGTTGACGTTAATCGTCGCGTGAAAGAAGCACTGTCGCAGTTCTACAAATCAAACGCTCGCGTTGAGAAAGAACTGAAACTGTTTGAAGATGCTGCGCAATACGATGCATACATGAAAGAAGCATCGCTGTTGACCGGCGGCGGTAACAATCAGGGTGGTCGCACCGCCTATGATCCAGTGTTCGCCCCGTTGCGTCTTGCAAACCCAATGCGCCAAATTTCGCGCCAAGTTGCAACCGATGGTTCGTCTTATCAGTTCCGTGCAAAAGTTGGTAACGCCGGTGCAGCATGGGGCTACACCATCCAAAACAACGGTGCGGCAACTACTGAAGATACAACTATCTGGCAATTGGTATTGCAAGATTTGAACGTGCAGTTCCCAATCCGTACTGCTGCGCTGGATGACATCGACGGTCTTGAAGCAAATGTCGTTTCCGATATGCTGCTGGAATTCTCGCAGTCTGAAGCATTGTCGATGGTTGCGAACAACGACCAAGCCGCACAATCTGGCACAAACCCATACGGCGGCACCAACGGCCTGCGCGGTCTGGATCAGTACGCAGGCGCAGCGGCAACCTATGCAGGCGGTTCGGTAACTACCGCAGCATTTGGTAACAGCGGCACCGGCAGCACTTCCGGCCTGCACTCGCTTGCAACCTACGACCAGTTGACCACTAACGGCGCAACCGTTGGCGCAGGCAATATCAGCTACAAAGACGTGGTGAACTTTGTCTATTCGCTGCCACAGGAATACTGGACACCAGACGCCAAATTTATGATCAACCCAGTTCTGCTGCAACAGATTCGCGGTCTGGTTGATGATCAGAAACGCCCAATCTATATCGATGGTTTGGCGCGTGAAGATGGCATCGTTGGTACGCTGTTGGGCTTTGACGTTATCGTCAACAAGTATCTTGACACACCATCGCAACTGACCACTGGCGCAGGCGGCACTAATAGCTTGTACCCAATGTATTTTGCTGATTGGACACGCTTCCACACAATCGTGGATCGTCTGTCAATGGTAATGCGTCGATATGACCAGACGTTGCCCGGCTTCATCACCTTCTTTGGTGAAAAGCGTTTGGCAACTTCGGTGGTCAACCCGTTTGCCGGTGTTCGTTATCGCTCTACCGGTACTTCAACCTAATCAAGCGGCTTCCCCGGTGGCGTGTGCTGCCGGGGTTTTTTGCTGATTTTAGGAATGGAAAAAAATGAAAGCCAACGAAAAAATTCTCTCCAGTATCAAACAGACGCTAGAAACCGGCGACAGAATCACGATTGATTTGCGCGAAGCTTCTGCGCTTACTGGAAGCGGTTCCGGCGTTGGTGGTCAAACTTTCTTTGACGATGTATTTGCAGCGTTTCGATATGCCAACCCGTACCGCATGGGCGCTCGGCAAATCAAAACCGAGAATAGATCGGATGTTCAATTCGTTGCAAAAACTGGTAACGCTGCCAATTCAACGAATCCGTGGGGTTACACTTTCACGCCTAACAGCGGCTCACCTGACATAAACACGTCGATCTGGCAATTGCCAACGCGAGTAATTACGGCACAAATGCCAATCCGTACTGCGGTGCTGTCGGATGTTAATGGTTTGAATAACGAACTCATCGCCGATTTAATGATGGAATTTGCGCAGCTTGAAGGCGCATCGATGGGCTTGAACAATGATCAGGCAGGCAGCACAACAACCAGCACCGGCGCAACTTTAGGCTTGCGCGGTCTGAACAGCTATCCGGGCGCAGCAGGCGCATCGTCGGCGTTTGGTACTAGCGGCACCGCAATCACTAACGGTCGGCATACCATCGCAACTGTCGGCGCAACCGTTGCCGGTCTGAGCAAATCAACATTGTCGGAAATGCGGCTTGCATTGCCGGGTCAATATTGGAACTCGCCAACAACCGCATGGATGATGCACCCAACCGCGATTGACGTTTTGACGAAAGCAGTATCGTCGGGCAACGTGCCGTATTTTGTTGAAACAGGCACCAACAACGGCGGCTCGGTGGTTAATGTATTTGGTTGGCCTGTAATCCCCAATCCGTATCTGGATGCATGGAATTCGGTTGGCGATATTTCTATTTATCTTGCTGATTGGTCAAAATTCCTGACCATTGCAGACGTGGAAGAAATGACAGTGCAGGCGATGGAACAAACAGCGCCGGGCTTCATTACGATGTTTGCAGAAAAGCGCATGGTGTCAACAGTGCGCGATCCGTTTGCTGGTGTGCGACTAATTGCTACTGCCTAAAGACTATGCCAGTTCAGGAAACAGGGCTTGGATTTGTACAGCTTGCGCCAACGCGCAACCCGTTCAATTACGATTGGTTTGAACAGACCAACCGCAATGTATCGACGGGTTGGCTAACGCTTGCTGAAATCCGCGAACAGTTAAATTTGTATTCTGACACTTCGCAGGATACATATTTGACATCGCTGGAATTAGCGATTCGCATGGCAATCGAAGATTATCTCGGTTCGCCCATTGTGTCGGTGCAATACAAATCTTACTATGGCGTGTCGGCTTTGTACGGTTCGCCACTGTCGCTGGATTTGCCGCAAACATCGCAGGGCGGCGTAACGATTAACAGTGTGCAATATTACAATGACGCAACGCCAACGGTGCTGACTACCGTTTCGCCTGCTGATTATTATTATGATCCGACCGGGCGCAAAGTCATTTGCTCTGATTTGCCAACCAGCATTAATCCGCAAATGACATCGCCGGTTATTGTTACTTATACGCTGACTGCATCACCATTTGCGACATATCCAATTGTGAAGCAGGCAGGGCTTTTGTGGTTTACGCATTTGTACAACAATCGAAGCGATGTAACTTCGACCGATATGAAGCGCATTCCTATGGGCATAGATACGCTGCTGCGCCCCTATAAGCCACTGGTGATGTAATGGTCGCAAGATATGAAGAAGCGCAAGTGTACACATTGTCGTTTGCGACTTCCGCATACGGCGATACGGTAACGACAAAAACATTAAAGTTTCAAAGTAAGCCGGAAATCAAAGAAGTAAAAAACGATTTGCGGATAACGGATAAGTATCGAGTGTATGCAGGGCTAATTTATTTTGTGTTTAACTATACGCCATTTACACGCGATATGTACGACAACCAAAATGTGTATTCGATCATTTGGCGCGGCAATGATTGGCGAATTGATAGTGTTGTTGAATCTAATGATCGGCAAAAAGTGACGTTTTTATGTTACCGCAATGATCCATCGACACAGGTATAACAATGGCGGGGCAAAACAACCCAAGTAATTATGCGGTGGCAATTCAAGCGCAATTGACTGCTACAGCTTCGCCGGTGCCGGTATATGGATCGTTTAACAGGAACTTTGCAACACAGCAAAAATTTATAACTTGGAATTTGCGCAATGTGCATCAACCAGTTTATACAGGCACAACGCAATCGGTAAAAGGTATTGATCGACCGATATTCCAAACCAATGTTTATGCTGGCACATTGCAAGATGCATTCAGCATAGCAAATACGATAATACAAGCATTGCATGGATACAGCGGGCAGTTTGGTGGTGTTGGTGGATTCTATGTAAGCAAGATTGATATCGATTGGCTTTTTAATACTTTCGACAATGACATCGGCTTACATTCGATTTACTTAGATTGCACAATGGATATTCCGACATAAAATAAATTTTTAACTTTTTTGAGGAATTAAAAAATGGCGCTTCCAAATAAAGTATTGCCGGGTTTCTCGGCTGCACTATATTGCCAACCAACGGCAACACCAACACCACTTACAGTTTCGCAATTGTCTTTAGTGGCAAGTGTTTCGCCGATTGCAGTATCGGGCAACCTGCTGCCGGTTGAGGCAATTCCGGCGTTTGGTCAAGATGACGCAGTGGCGAATTTCTCGGTTGCTGGCGCTCGGCAATCGGACAAAATCCCAACGCAATCGGCACCGACTTCGCTTTCAATTACTGCCGCTTGGAATCCAGCGGATACTAACCTGCTGCTAATGCGCGGCGATGCTTACAGTGGCGTGATTGATCGCACATTTGTGATTGCTGCCTTTGAAGGCTCAAATGTTGTTTACTATGCTTTCAACGGTCGCGTGTCGCAATTCCAGATTGACGCGCAACCCGGCGCAGAGGCAAAGTGCATATTTACAATTCATCCTCGCGGCGGTCAATACGGCTGGTCGAATAACGCTTAACTAGGAAATAATTATGGCTATTCCGAACAAAGTATTGCCGGGCTTTAGTGCATCGTTGTTTATGCAATCGGCTGCAACGCCAACACCATTGACCACTGCAAACTTGTCGGTATGGACTGCGCAAGTTGCAACCATTGTGGGAACTTCGGCAAATGGTACTGGCGCAGCGGGTGTGCTGGTTCCGGTCGAAGCAATTCCGGCATTTGGGCAAGATGATGCGGTGGCAAACTTTTCTGTTGCCGGCTCGCGCCAATCAGATAAGATTCCAACGCAGTCTGCGCCAACATCGCTATCGATTACCGCAGCTTGGAATCCAGCGGATGCGGCACTGCTGCAAATTCGTGCGGATTCAGAAAGCGGCGTTGTAGATCGCACATTTGTGGTCGCGGCTGTTGAGGGATTAAATACAATTGCTTATGCATTTAACGGGCGTGTGTCGCAGTTCCAAATCGATGCGCAGCCGGGTGCCGAAGCAAAGTGCATTTTTACAGTGCATCCTCGCGGCAATCAGTACGGCTGGTCGAACAATTAAAACAATCGCCCCTTCGGGGGCTTTTTTACATGAGAAAATATGACAACACAAATCAACAACAACGGCGATTTGCTTGGGTATTTGCTTGAGCAATCGCTGATCGCCCCTAAAAGCTGGTTTGGCTTTCCACAGCAAAAGCTTACCGGCATCGCATTGGTTCACGCAATCGCGACGAATCATGCCGATAAAATGTCACCTTCGGAAATTGTTCAATATGTAATGGATTTGAACAATGAAATATATAACGGCATTATCAAAAAAGGATAAGACAATGAAACTTGGTGCAACGCTCAATATTAATCCTGACAACATCCGCATTCGCGAATTCACAATGGCGGGGCAAAAGCTTCGGGTGCGTGTTCCGCTGGCTTCCGAGATGGAAGCAATTTCCAAAGCGGTTGACGATGCCGAATGGCAAGCCAAATTTGAAAGCTTGAAAGAATCGTTTAGCAGCGATCCAGAAGCGGTAATTGAGCAGACCGAAGATGACGTACTGATCAACGGCAAATCGATCAAAGAACTTGCAATCATGTCGGCTAAGACCGAGGAACGAATTGTTCGAATGGTTCGCTTGCTGGTGCCTGCTGAAGAAGGTTTCGACATGGCGCAAATTAGTTATGCCGATGTTGATTCGGAATTTCCGTTTGCGGTGCAGATTGAGTTGATGAAGAAAATTGCGGAAGTAATTTCGCCGGGATATGAGGAAACGAGAAAAAACTAATTGGGTCATTGCGTTTGCAGACTCGCGCTTATATGCTTGCGCATGGCGCGAATCCAGATGCAATGACAGAAGAAGATTTTGAGCTGGTGATGGTGGCGCTTAATGATGGGTTGATTGGGAACAAAGTTGTAATCAACACATTGGGATACTTAACAACGGCAGTGTTTAACTATATGCGCTCACAAAATGCGCCAAGTTATTCGCTACAAGGAATCCTGGGAATTATGCACGATTACATATACAAGCCATTATCGGATGAGGAAAAGCGGCAAATGGCGAACCAGCGATTGCTTGAATTTATGACGATGAAACCCGGTGCGCCAAATTTTCTAAAAGCAAAAAATGAAAATTGAAACGTATGGCTTTGATGACTTTGATGCCGTCTTGACAGAGATGGGCAAAGACTTCGGTTATACGGATGTGAATAAAAAGGTATTGATCCCGGCGTTGCGCAACGCAATGAAAATAACTTTGCCATATGCCAAATCATTAGCAAGGGCAAATACCGGCACAATGCGCAACAGCATTACTGTCGAAGCAAGGCGACCAAGTGACCGAGATAAAAAATCAAAATACATTTACGATAGCGATGCTGCAATTGCAATAATATCGGTGCGGCAATCGCCAGTGTCGCTTGGCGAAGAATTTGGAACGGCAAAGAAAGCAGGGCAACCGTTTATTCGCCCATCGCTGGAAACAAACCAAGCAACAATTTTGCAAACATTATCGGATGAATTGCAGAAAAAAATTCAACGCTATAAAAGCAGAAATGCAAAGGATTCAAAATGAGTATCATTGCGCGGCTTGGTGCTGTACTTGGCTTGGACACAAAAGAGTTTGTGAAGGGCGTTGACGCTGCGCAACAGAAAAGCAAAGAATTTAAAAAGCAATTAAAAGAAACACAACAAACAATCGACGGTTTAAAAACCGCATTTGCTGCGGCAAGTGCTGCATTTGTTGCGTTTGCTGCGGCTGCGGTTCACGCTGCCGATCAAGTGGTTGATCTTGCCGATGCCAACGAAACTACAATTGGCAAAGTGCTGGAATTGAAATATGCGCTTGTTACTTCGGGCGGCGATATTTCAAAGCTTGGTCAATTCTATTCCTCATTCACAAAAGCAATTGATGGCGCAGCGCAAGGCAGTGACGCGTTGCGCGATTCGTTTGCAGAAGTTGGCGTATCAATTAAAGATATTGCCAGATTAAGCCAAGATGAATTGCAAAATAAAACGCTGCGCGGCTTGGCACAAATTGATGACCAAGTGCGCCGAAATTCGCTTGCGTTTGAATTGTTTGGCAAAGCCGCAAAGAATGTTAATTTTCAGGCAATGGCAGGCAGCGTTGATCAAGCTGCTGGCGCATACGATAAACAAGCAGAAGCAATCAGGGCGGCATCGGATGCAGTCGGAAAGCTTGAATTGCTGTTTGGCGATATGCAATTGGCGGCATTGACTGCCATCAAACCAGTGACCGATTTGTTTAGCAAGATTCCTGCCGAAAGCCGAGTGGAAGCAATGACCAAAGCATTTCAAGCTTTAGGTATTGCCATCGGTGTTGCGTTTGGCGTGACTGCTGTTAAGGGCGTTATTCAGCTTTCGCTTGCATTAAAAACACTAGCGGTTACAAATCCGTGGTTGCTTGCTCTAACTGCGGCTGGTGGTGCTGCGGCTTACTTTGGCTTAGATAAATTGTTCGGCGGCGAAGGCGAAGAAATTAAACTTGAAGAAGGTGGAAAAGATTCAAAGGGTTCGGCAAATAGAAATATCGAAATGTCGCAACGCGATAAGATAATTCAAAAATATAATGATCAAATAAAAATTGTAAAAGATTTAGCAGACCAAAAAAAATGGGCTGCTGAATGGGATTACAACAACACAAAACGCCAAATTGAATTAGAAAAAGAAAGGTTTACGTTAACCACAAATGAATACGAGCGAAGAAGATTAATAAATGAACTTGCCGATAGAGATGCTGATTTATACAAATCGCGTTTGGAAGAAATGCAAGCGGCAAAAAGAGAATTGGAATTGGCTCCTGCCGAAGAACAACGGCAAGCAAGAAAATTATATGATGTAAAAATACAAGCGATTGAAGATGTATACAACACGCAGCAAAAATATTTGGACTTGGAAAACGAAGCAAGAATTAGAAACTTTGATGCCGAAGTGCAGCGCCAAAATTCGTGGGCTGCTGGTTGGGATCAGGCTTTTAAACGATACACCGAAACATCGGAAAGAGCATCATTGCGCGGTGAGGCTGCATTCAATTCAGTAATGTCAAATATGGAAATGGCATTACGCACATTTGTGGAAACCGGCAAACTAAGTTTTAAGGATTTCACCGGGAGCATTATCAAAGATTTGCTTTATATGGAAATGAGAGCGCAAGCAGCAATGTTTTTCCGCAGCATTTGGGGCGGCCTTAAACAAACATTTGGCATAAAAAATCCAGCGACAGATTTGCAAGGGTTTGCATCCGGCGGCTATGTTGATCGCCCGGCAATTGTTGGCGAGAATGGCGCTGAATTGTTTATTCCTAGAACGCCCGGCACAATCATACCGAACGGGTCATGGCAGCAAATGATGGGCGGCGGTGGCGGCTTAACGGTCAACGGTAATTACATTGCCAACATGAGCGCCATTGATACGCAATCGGCAACACAATTTTTAGCATCAAACAAGCAGACCATTTGGGCGGCTTACCAATCCGCGAACCGCATGGTTCCGATTTCGAGGTAATCATGGCATTGCAAAACATTCTTGCGGTCGCTGAATCGGTCGGCATTAACGATCACAAATTCGTGGGGCAAATGCTGTCAAGGAATATGCGGATCAGCACCGCAGAGATTTTGACAGTGCAACCGTTTGAGTTTGAAATCAAGCCGATGAATTACTTGCTTTATTCGCAAAGCCGGTCAATTCTATCGACGTTGCGCGAAGTTGATCGGCAGAATGAGCAGTACCTAAATTTTGGTTCGACCGGCTGGCTAAACTACATCGCATACCGTGGCGACATGAGCAGCGTACAAATCAACGCTTGCACAATTGAAACCGGCACGACCGGCAAAACAATTGTTTTAGGTACGCTGCCATCAATATCAAGCACCGCATTTATTGTAAAGACGGGCGACTTTATCCAGATTGATCGGTACGCCTACATCGCCACAGCAGACGTGCAACGGGGCGGCAGCGCGACCGTAAACATACCGGTGCATCGTACCGTAATGACTACAGTGGCATCGCCTATTGGTGCGGTTATTGGGCAGTTTGGCACGACCACCAGCTTGGGCGGCAGCACTTATACCGGCGTGACTTTCCCGGTCATCATGCGCGATTATCCAACGTATACGCTGGTGCCAATGACCAATGATTCTTTCATTGCTTGGAACGGCGGCTTTCGGGCAATCGAGGCGGTGCTATGAATCCCATCGTACCAGTTCAGAATACCAATAATATTCGGTATGCCAACTTTGTGCGGATCACAACGCCAAGCGCCACATATCGCTTTGCTACCACACCAACGGCATTAACCATTTCGGCAGTTGACGCATTGCCATTTTCCGGGCTTGGGCAGCTTGTATCTGTTGGCTCAGTTCAGCGCGACATCAAATCCACCGCAGCAGAAACAACGGTCACGCTGGTTGGCATTGATACGTCGATGCTGGCGCTAGTCTTGGGCGCTGAACTCAAGGGTTCGCAGATCGAAATGTGGCATGGGTTTTTTGATCAGGATGATGCGCTGATAACGACCGGCGGCACCGGCGGCTTGTATCAATTCTTTAATGGCTACATCAACTCATTTTCCATTGCCGAACAATGGATGGAAGAATCGCGGTTTTATGTTGGCGTGGCTACCGTGTCGGCATCGTCGGTGCAATTGATTCTACAAAACCGGGTAGCAGGCAGATATACTAACAACAATTCGTGGCAGTTTTATAACAGTGGCGACACATCCATGAATCGGGTGAATTACATATCTACCATTAATTATTATTTTGGCAAGGGTGCGCCAGCAACATCATAAACTAGGGATAAGACATGATAAGAGAGGCAAACAAGTTTGATGTCGATGGCATCATTAAGATGTTAAAAAATTACCGTGCGGCTGCACCGTTGGATGTTTTGAAATATGCCGACGATGAAGAATATATCGGGCGCATGATTACTGAAATCATTGCGGGCATGGGCTTTGTGTTGGTGTCGGAAAAGGATGAGCAACTGACAGGGATGCTTATTTGCGCCAAGATTCCAAACATATGGAATCCGAAAACGCATCAATGCAGTGAGGTTGCATACTGGGTCGAAGAAGATCACCGGGGCGGCACCGCAGGATATAGGCTGATAAATGCGTATATTGAAAAATGCGAGGAATGGAAACGGCAAGGCAAAATTCATTTTTACACAATGTCGAAAATGAACAATTCGCCAGATTTAAAATATCAAAAATTTGGCTTTGAAAAACTCGAAGAAACTTGGTTTAAATAAATGCCATCATCAATTGTTGCTGCCTTCGTAAAAGCTGCCGCGTTATATAACACATCTTCGGTATTTGCTTTTGCGGTCAACATGGTTGCATCGGCAATCGTGGCGCGAGTGTTTGCGCCGGATGAACCGACAATTCGATCAACAACAACACCCGATCCGGGCGCAAGAATTACAGCGCCACCAGCAGGCGACAATAAATTACCAGTGATCTATGGCACCGCTTACACCGGTGGCGTGTTGGTTGACATGAGTATCAGCAGCAACAACCAAGTTATCTATTACGTCATTGCATTGTCGGAAGTTACCAACACCGAAACCGGCGGCACACCGGATACGTTTACATTTGGCAGTGTGTATTGGGGCGGCAAAAGAGTTGTCTTTGATGGCACCGATTTAACCAAAGTAAATGGATTGCTGGATGAATCGACCGGCTTAACTGATACATCGGTTGCCGGAAAGATGAATTTTTATTTTTACCGCAACGGCAGCAATACACCAACCAATTCAGCAAACAGCGCAATTAATGTGATGTCAGATTCCACACTTGTATATAAGTGGAATTCAACAAAACAAATGACGAATTGCGCATTTGCTATTGTAAAGCTTCAATATAGTCAGTCTGCAAACATTCGCGGTCTTGATAAAGTATTATTTCAGCTTACCAACTCACGCACAAAGCCGGGCGATTGTATTTCCGATTATCTGCAATCGACGCGATATGGCGCAGCATTGTCATCCACTGAAGTTGATTTTACAAGCTTGACGGCGCTAAATACTTATTCGGATGGTTCAATTACTTATGCTGAACCGGGAGTTGGCACATTAACAAAAGCAAGGTTTAGATTTAACGGGTTGCTAAACACATCGCAACCCATCATGACCAACTTGCAATTAATGGCAACCAGTTGCGATTGCTTAATCAAATATAACGAAATTACTGCCGAATGGGGCGTAATTGTTCAATCGCCAACTTACTCAGTATCGCTTGCACTAGATGACTCAAATATTATTTCGGCGTTGACCATCACGCCAGTTGATATTAGTAATAGCTTTAATATTGCCGAAGTTAAGTTTCCCGATGGCACACAACAGGATTCATTTAATACGGCAACCTTTGATCTTGCGGTCATTGATCCGGCATTGTTGTTTCCGAACGAACCAGTAAACAAACAACAAATTACATTGCAGTTTGTGAACGATTCAGTTCGCGCACAATTGCTTGCAAATAGATTCCTGAAATCATGCCGGGAAGATTTGCAAGTGCAGGTCAAAATTAATTACGTTGGCTTGCAGCTTGAAGCAGGCGACATTGTGACCATCACGAATACTAATTACGGTTGGTCATCCAAGCCATTTAGAATTGCCAAGATAGTCCAAGAATTTGGAACCGATGGCAGCATTACCGCAGCACTGTCGTTAATGGAATTTAATGCAACCGTTTACAACGATGCTTCAATTACTGCATTTGAACCATCGCCAAACACAGGGCTTGCCGATCCGCTAGTGTTTGGCACCGTGCCTGCGCCGGTAGTGGCATCGCCAAATCCAAGCGCAGTTAATCCATCGTTTCAAATTAATGTTACCGCTAGTTCAGCAGGCATTATTGAGTACGCCGAGATTTGGTATTCAGCTTTCGCCAATCCAGCTGATCCGCAAAGAATCTTTGCAGGCACAACCGCAATTCAAGCGGATGGCAATCCTTATGTGCCGGGCGTTGCTATGCCGCCGGTCACATTGACAGGCATTGCCGCAGGCAATTGGTATTTCTTTGTGCGCATGGTCAACGAATTAGGATCAAGCCCATTTTCGTCGGCATCGGCTTTGTTTCAATGGCGACCAACAACATTTACTTATGAAAATCAGTATTTGATTGTGGCCTATGGCGACAGTTTGACCGGTACTGGCTTGTCGGCAAGCCCGACCGGGAAAAACTATTACGGTCTATTTAATTCGGCATCATCATCATTTAGCACAAACCCGGCTGACTATACTTGGTACTTGGCGCAACCAACATTCGGCACAGTAAACAAACTTTGCTACATCAATCGCACCGGGCGCACATTTAGTTTTGGCACAGCGCCAGCAGCTTATGCGGCATCAACTGCGGCTTATGTGCCTGCATCAACATTTGATGCTTCGCTATGGTCGGCACTGCCAGACGGCACAAACATCATTGATTTGGACATTCGCACAGGGCAATTGTTGACCACCGGCACAACCACCGTGGGCGGCGGCGAAATCGCTATTACCAACAACCCGAACGGCACACTTGTCGGATCGCTTGCGCAATTCCTAGACTTTGGCGGGTCGCCTACGTTTACCGGCAGCGGCGCAAACTTAACGATTGATATTTATGGTCGCGTTGTTGGGCTTGTTGCTCCTGACGGATTTTATTACACAAGCGATCAGTTTGTTGCAACGGCAGGGCAAACCGTGTTCACGCCAGCGACAAGAGGCGCAGGATATATTAACGGCCAAGATTTGGTTTTTAGAAATGGCGTATTGCTTGTGCCGACAAGTGAATACACAGAAACAACTAGCGCAGTGACATTGCTAAATGCTTGCGCGGTAGGCGATAACATCACAATTATTTCGTTCCGATCAACTAGCACAGCGGTCTATTATGCAAGTATGGACATTGCTTATGCTTCTGGATCGGGAACTAATACGCTGACATATTCCAATTTGCCAAGCCAAATTATTAGTGCGGGCGATGTGTTGACATTTGCAAATACAGGTACGCCAACGCAATACACAGTATCGTCAATCAATTATTCAACAAAGCAGATTGTATTTACCACCACATTCACGGCAACTGCTGGCAATTCGGTTTACCGTTACCGCGCATTGGGATCAACATATCGCACGTTTAGTCGATGGGATGTTTCATTGTCTGCGGCTGCAACTTATTCGCCAACAGATTTTCAAATTATATCGGGCGCAGAAGTTTTCTTTTTAAATGGCACTATTGTCAACGATCAAGATTATGATTTATCGTCAAATGTAGTTAATAATTTTCCATCAACGGCAACAGGAAATTTTACTATTATTCAATTTGCGCACAATAATTTTGGCGTGCCTAGTGGATCGCCAGCGTTGATTTCAACATACACAGTAAACGGTCAAGCGACATATACTTTTTCGTATGATCCACTAGCATTTGAGTTATACATGAATGGATGTATTGGGATTTCTGGCAGCGACTACACAACAGCAACCGGAACTTATACTTTAATACCAACGCCGACAAATAACATTACAGTACTTTCACAACAAACTTTTGCGAGAACGGGTGCAGCATGACACAAGCTTTTAATTTATCGCAGCTTGCCAACTTTGTTAATACCAGCGGAAAGTTAGATGCCGCTAATGGTTTGTATAACCAAACGCCTGTTGCTAATGGCGGCACAGGCAGATCAACGGTTACTGCGGGCGCTTTGTTAATTGGCGCAGGCACATCGGCAATGACCGAAATTACAGGCACAACGCCGGGAACCGTTGTTGCATCAAGCCCGACAGGATGGACTGCGCAACCTGCTGGTTCTGTATCAGGTGGTGATTATATTGCGACCAAATTTGTATCGCCGTCACCGTGGACAAAACCGGCTTTAGCAAAAGGCTTAAGAATTACTGTAATGGGCGGTGGCGGTAATGGTGCCCCAATTGCAGCTGCCCCTACTGCCGGCGCCTCTGGTGGTGGTGGTGGTGGTGGTGGTGCTGCCGTTAGTTATTACGATGCTCCTGCAATTCCAAGTTCGCCATTAATTATTACCGCAGGCGCAGGCACAAATTCATTTGATGTGTTTTTATCAGTTACTGGTGGCGCTAATGGCCCAACTGCTGTTCCGCCGGGTATTGGCGCAGGCGGCGCCGGGTCAACCGGATTAGGAAATATTTTTTCTTTTTCTGGACAACCGGGAGCTCCGGGTGTGTCACTATTAATTTCTGGGGTAGGTGGAAATGCAGCGTTTTATGGTTGGTTTGGTGGAGCATCGGCAACAAGACCGGGGCCAGCAAGTGGCGGTGTTAATGGTAATCCAGCACCGGGGCAGCATGGGGCTGGTGGGAGTGGTGCTGTAAAAACATCGCCTTCAGGAGCATTTACCGGCGGCACAGGTTCACCCGGATTTGTATTAATTGAGGAGTTCTATTGATGAAAGCTTTAATTTCACCACTTGAACAAGTGATAGATTACATGGGCAATTCGGGATGTCGAGTTGCTCAAGTTGAATCATTTGCATTTCCTATTGCCGATCCATTATATTGGATTGAATGCTCGGATGATTGCGCAAAAGATCAATGGTATTTGATCGAAAACGAATTGCGCCCAATACCGCAACCGCCGATTGAAGAATAAAACACGACAGGATAAAACAATATGTGCGACAAAATTTCACAATTTAACGTCAACAAATATGTGCATCTAAAAGATTTTTTGCACAAAGATTCGTGCGCGGAATTGACCGCAGCATTAAAAAATTTAGTTGCGCAGCAAAAGACAACAAAAGATGATCAATGCCCATTGTCGGAAGCAGTGCATGGGGCAATGACATTTGATAAATTGCTGGTGGATTTACTACCGCATTTTGAAGCGGCATCCGGTCGCAAGTTATATCCAACATATTCCTATGCGCGGCTATATGCGCCGGGCGATGAATTGGTCAATCACACTGACCGAGAATCATGCGAGATCAGCGCGACAATAACGCTTGGATTTGATGGCGATGTATGGCCTATATACATGGGCGACGATATCGACAAATCCAACGCTTCCGAAATTCGCATGGATGTTGGCGATGCGGTCTTATATCAAGGCATGACCAAGCATCATTGGCGCGAGAAATACACCGAAGGCAAATGGCAGGCGCAAGTGTTTTTGCATTACGTCGATGCAAACGGCAGATATGCAGATTGGAAATTTGACAAGCGCCCAAGTTTGAACTTGCCGCAAGAAGTGCCTCAGGAATATCAGCAATGGGTTTATACCGATATTCTTACGCCGGATGCTTGCGACAAAATTATTGCTACCTATGATTCGCTAGATAAACTGCCGCCGGTAATAGGGTCGGGCGATGGCGCAATCAATCCAGAGATACGTAATGTCGAGCGCGTGATGCTGCCGGTCTATAAGGACATTGGCGGCAGGCTGGCGGCGGCAGGATTGGCGGCAAATAATCGCGCATGGAAGTTTGACATTACCCATGCCAATCAAGCCGAGTTTCTTAAATACCCGGCAGGCGGGCGCTATACGGCGCACATGGATACGTTTTTGAATCCAGAGGGCGAATGCCGCAAGCTAACGGTATTGGCTTTCCTGAATGACGATTTTGAAGGTGGCAAATTCTACTTTCAAATTGCACATGAGAAAATTTATCCACCGCAAGAAAAGGGTACGGTTATTGTGTTTCCAAGCTTTTTGCCGCATGGGGTTGAAGATATAATTAGCGGAACTCGATATTCGGTAGTGTGCTGGATGGTCGGAAAGTTTTTCAGGTAGAAATTATGGATTGCCAAAACCCAAATTGCCAAGAAGCGGCAGACCGTGCGGTTAAAAAAGTGTTTGCCATTTTGGGCGTTGACATTGATCGCCCGGAATCGGTCGAAGAATTCCGCGAGGATTTGCGCTTTGGCAAAAAGCTGCGCAAGATTGCCGACCACAGCACATTGGCATTTGTCGGTGTGGTCGCGGTTGGCTTTGCAAGCTTGCTATGGATTGGTATTCAATCGAAGTTTGGGAAATAATCGGGTGACAAAATTGATCCGATCACACTGCTGGCAGCAGCAAATGCAGCGGTCGCGGCGGTCAAGGCCGGGTGCAAGCTTTACAAAGACATAAAAAATGCCGCCGGTGATGTCAACGATGTACTAAAAGATTTAAAAGAACAATACGACAGGCTGACCAATCCAACACCGGCGCAGCGGCAACAATACGAATCCGAAAAAAAGCGAGTTCAGGAAATCGCCAAAGCGGATGTCAATGACGTATATGCGGACATTGGCAACCAGCTTGGCGCTTTGATGGATGCATACGATGCAATCAGCAAGGCATTCTTGAAGGAACAACTCGACGCAAAAAAAGTTTATCGCGGCGATGAGAGTGTCGGCAGGCGGGCGCTTAAGCGGATTCTAATTACGACAAGACTTGATGCAATGATGGCTGAAATTCGCGAAGTGATGGTATTTCAAGCGCCACCAGAGTTGGGGTCGTTGTATCAAAGATGGAATGACGCATGGCAGCAGATCGTCGAAGAACAGGAAATCGCACACGCTGAAGAAATTAGACTGGCTCAAATCACAGCATGGCAACGCAGAAGAAAAATGCAGGAAATAAAAGCCAAAGCAATATGGGGTTTGGCAGTCGTTTTGATATTAAGTTGGGCGGCGGGTCTAATGTGGCTGACAAACAAAAGCGCGATGATGAGGCAATACCTTGGTCACTATTGATCACGCTTATGACAGTGTTGCTAATGTTTTTTATTGTGATGCCGGTCTTGGCGTTTATGTATCATGATATGTTTTATGCAACGCGGGCGGCAATGCATGAAGTGCGGAAGATGAAAGAACTTCGGCGCGAGATACAGATTGAGAGGATGTATCGTGATTGATCGCAAAGCATTCAAAGCATTTATTCCGCACAGCAAATATTCTGATCAATGGTATGACACGCTTTTCGGTGCGCAGACTGAATTAGATGGGCGGTCGCTGCTGGAAGATTACGAAATCAACACACCCAAGCGGATCGCGGCATTCCTTGCGCAGACGCATCACGAATCTGGCGGCTATGTTTGGCTGACCGAGAATCTAAATTACAGCGCCGATGGTTTGATGCGCGTGTTTCCAAAGTATTTTAAGACGATGGAAATCGCCAAAGCTTATGCCCGGCAACCCGACAAGATTGCCAATCGCACTTATGCTGATCGCATGGGCAACGGCGACGAAGCATCCGGCGATGGCTCAAAATACAAGGGTCGCGGGTTGATCCAATTAACTTTCAAAAATAACTACTTTTGGTTTGCGGCATCGCTGGAAATTACGCCGGAAGAAGCATCCGAATATACGCAAAGTTTTGAGGGCGCAGCGCAAAGTGCCTGCTGGTATTGGTCTGAAAACCGACTAAACCGTTTTTGCGATGCCAATGATATTAAGGGTCTAAGCAAGGCAATTAATGGCGGGTTCAAAGGGCTAGAAGATCGAGAGGTGCAATATGCGCGCGCTTTACGTTTGCTTGGTGTTTAGTCTGTTGGCTGGTTGCGAACGCACCAGATACTATTGCCAGAATCCATTGAACTGGGACAAGCCAAGATGCCAGCGACCGCAATGCGCAGTGACCGGCACTTGCCCGGATCAATTGCTCAAAGCTGACGATATGAAAGACGTGAAATGAATCCGCTTCGACTATTGGACAAACTTATATCAATCACACCAGAGCAGGCAGACGCGCTGATCAAGTTTTCGATTGCGCTAACCTTTTGCTTTACGGTCGTTTTGATGGTTGCCATTTCGCTATATTCGGTCGTTTTCGTCGAGCAACCGATGTCAGGAATGGCACCGGCAGACAAGCAATTTTTTCTAATCTTGTCCGATATGTCGAAATACATCCTCGGAAGTTTGGCGACATTACTTGCTGTAAAGGGTAAAGACGGCGTACAAAAGCTTTTGGAACCACCGGGCGGGTTTACTAAGCCCGAACCAGAAAAGCGCCCAGATCGCCCAGAATCGCCCCGTGTCGAACCATCGTTAAACCCTATTAATTCCCAGGAACCAATAGCAACAGGTTATGGCGGCAGGGCAGCACCAGTACAACCATCACACCCGGAGATATCATGATTCTGATTTATACTCGGATGGCTTTAACGATCATTGCAAGCTTGGCGCTGGCATTCCAGATTCATGCTGCCGAAACCAAGAAGGTTTGCCATGCTGAAAAAGATCGCAAGGGCAAAGACGTAAAAGTATGTCGCGATGTAAAGGTTCATAAGAAATTGGATGCAACGCCAATTCCGAAGAAATGAATCCGATTACTAGCGTTGCCATCGTAATAGTGGTTGCCGGTGTTGCCGGTGTTGGTGGCTTTGGCAAAGGCTATGTCGCAGGCAAGGCAGACGTACAACAGCAGTGGGATCAAGAAAAGACAAAACAATATGCCGAATATGCCAAAGCGCAAGACGAAGCAAGGCAACGCGAGCAGGAAATGCAAGCAACGGCTGACAAATTAAGAAAGGACAAAGATGCGCAGATCAAAGATATTAATGCTCGGCATACCGGCATTCTTAACAGCTTGCGCGACCGGCCAGATCGCGCCACCACCGACACAAGTGCAATGTCCGGTGCCGCCAACGCTTGCGCTGGAAGCACCGGCGCGGAATTGGCAAGGGGAAATGCGGAGTTTCTTGCAGAATACGCAACAGACGCTGCCAAACTCGAAGCAGCGTTCGCCCAGTGCGTCACGCAATATGACGAAGTAAGAAAAAAATTTATTAAGTAATTTTCTTTGCTTCGCCGCAGGATTTGCAAACCCATCGGCGTTTGGTACGGTTATCAAACAGTTTCCAATAGCCGCCGGTGGAGTTTCTAGTCAAGGTGCAACTGCTGCAATATCGATTACCGGCGGGGCTTGGTTCGGCAGGCTCAAGAGTGTTTGACAAATATTCCATCTTTTCCGAGATACCCTTCGCGGGTTTTGATTTCGTTATAGGCTGTTTCATAGCAATGCAGTAACGGTACATCTTCAATCGCGGCAATCATGGTCAACGTGACCATAACATCGCCGATGGCATCAATGATACCGGCTTTGTCATTGTCTGCAATTGCGTCAATCAATTCCTGCACTTCTTCCAACGTCTTTTTAACTTGCGCTGCGCTGGTGCTGTTGGCAATGATTCCTCTATCTTCGCCCCAACGTACAACATTTAATTCGACAATATTAAATGAACTCATTTGATCCCCGTAGCAAAGTTTTCGCGGTTTAAAATATCAACTACTTTGGCAAACTGATCCAGTTGCCCGGCATTGTATCCAAGATCGTACCCGGTCAAAAATAGATTCCTGATATTGTTATCAAACGACAATGAATCTATCAGTGCCACAAATTCATCACGCTGCATTTTGTTCGCCCCATCGTTTCATTGCATCGCGCTCGGCAGAAAACGCGGTGCGGTATTCAAACATTCCTGCCATGTGCGGGTAAGCCAGATCAAACAATCTTGCTAGATATGGCGAGTAGTTGTTGTTGATTTTCCATTCGCCATTTAGTTCGCTGATCGCCGAATGATGCCGCAGCACATGAATAATGGTTCGCGCTGAGTAATGCTTGAATCCTCGGCTATGAATCTTGGTCGCTTCAATCGCAAAGGCTTGGAAGATGTGCATATTTTCCGGCAACCAAAACACGAAATCATCGGAAAATAGATCGCGGTTTTCTCGCATCAAATCAAATAGTTTCATTGTAATTTTCCTTGATTGCGTTGATTGGCATTTTGGGTGCGCCAAGCTTCGATGACGCTGGTGGCGTGAACCATCTTCCATCGATGCAATTCATCTTTATATACAGCGTCTTTGATTGCATCCAAATGCGCTTGATATTCCTCTGACCGATATGCTTCGCGCTCTTGCGCATTAACCGGCAGGCTATTGAATTTTGCCATTTGTTGCGCTTTGACCGTCTTGCGGAATTCTTCGGTGTAAATTTTATTGGCTTTGGCTTGCGCGGCTATTGGTGCGTTGGTTCGTAGATATTCCAATGCTTCATCGACTTGAGAATCTTCAATCATATTTCCTCACATGAAAGGTGGGGCTGCTTAAAAATTAAGAATTGCATTGTTGCCAAATCTTTCTATTGCATATGCATCATATGCTTTTGCCGCTTCCTCTATTTCAGCAAAATAACCAATAGTTTTTTTATTTCCATTTATGCTAACTTGCACACGATATGGTTTTGTTCTTTTCTTATCTGAAGCAAAAGAAACACCAATATAATTTAATGATCTTCCTCTATTTGTATTGGCTTTATTCATTTGCCTAGAAACAATTCGCAAATTTTCCAATCTATTATCAAGACCATTACCATTAATATGATCAACAATTTCTTTTGGCTTGGCTCCAATTACAAGTCTATGAATATAAATTTTTCCAGTTCTTAAGTAATATATATTTTTATTTTTTTGAACACTAAGTTTTTTATGTTTAATTTCTTCATAAAATTTATCATCAAAAAATACATTATGATTATTTATTGATAAAGTAATCATGTTTATCTCTATAAAAAAGGTGGGGCTAATCGCTGCGTCCAACAATCAGAGGGGAGTAATGATTGCCAGCATCCGCTTTTGCCCCGTAAACTTAAAAGCAGTTTGTGTTGCAATTGCCACCATAACAGCAGGTGGTGCAAGTGACGTATCTGCCATTGTAATAATATGAATGTGTGGTGCAATTAGCCCATGCCAAAATGGTGGTGCCTGCCAACATAAGCCCAACTAAGTATTTCATTTTATCCTCCGTCAAAAAGGAATATCATCATTAAATTCAGCTTCGGGTTGCTTTGTTGCTTTGGGTACTGCCTTGGGTGTTGCCTGATCCGGCGCTTTGCCAATCATTGTGAATGAATCCGAAATGATCTCAAATGCAACGCGCTCGACACCGTTTTTGTCGGTGTATTTCTTGCTGCGAATTTTGCCTTCGACATAGATTTGACTGCCTTTTGATAGATACTGCGCGGCAATTTCCGCTGGCTTACCAAACACGCCGATGCGGTGCCATTCGGTTGCTTCGCGTTTTTCGCCGGTGGCGCGGTCTTTCCATGTTTCGCTGGTCGCAAGGCTTAGATTGACCACCGCTTCGCCGCTGCTGGTGTAACGCAGTTCCGGGTTTTGCCCCAAAAACCCAAGCAAAATTACTTTATTGACGGATGCCATATTTTTCCTTTTAGAAACTCACAAATTTAATGATGTTGATCACAAGCCCGATCCAGATACCGACAAACCCGGCGCTGACAAAATACATTAACAACGCTGCAATAAAATTTTCTCGCATGATTTTCTCACTTGATACGGACACTTTTTTTGCGCTCAAGGCGGCAACCATCAACGATTAACCCAAGTTGGATATCCTTTTTTAAGCCAGCTTTATCTAGCACTGGGTCTTGCGGCTTCCAATATTCCGGCGGTATCGCAGCATCGGATTCGACGATCAGCGATTCGGGATTGTCGCGCAAGGCAATCACAAAGTAAGGCGATTCAATCTTTGATATGCCGGTTGCTTCCATGTTTTGCAGCAGGTAGTTTTTCATCCAATCCATCTTGCGCTCGATAGATTTGCGTCTTGCTGCCATTTCGGTTTCGGCGGCTTTGATCGCTTCGGCGGTCGTTTCCATGTTGCGGATGACCATCGCCACATTGGTCGCTTTATCCTGAATTGCCCCTTGCATCGTTTCAAGCAGTTCGATGGCTTGTTGTTCGTCAAGGTCGCTGTTTTGGATATGCTCCAGATCGCGGCGATATTGGGCGGTTAATTCGTATAATGTGATATTCATATATTTTTTTCCTTTAGCTTGGCTTCGATGGCGCAGGCAAAGTTTCCCCAATTTGGGTTTGACAAATGTATCTCTTGTATTTCGTACGCCGTCAACCCCTGCCATTCGCGCATCTTCTTCAAACTCACGCAAATACCGCACAACGCCCCATCGTTGGCAACGATACCGTCACCGCAACTGCAATAGACGCGCTGTGGTGGGGCGTTGACGGTCAAGATGCCATCCTGCTTTGCTCCGCACTTTGTGCATTCAACTTTCATCAGGTACTTGTCTGCCACCGGCTCCGGTTCAGGCTGCGCGAGTCGGGTGCGGAGAATCTCGATAAAGTCGATTGGGTCGCCAACAAGTCCAACGTAGTCTTGCAAATGATCCAGCACCTGCTGCGCTTCCTCGCGGGTTAGTGTGATCATGCTTGACCACCTAGCATTTCGGCTTTCTTGGCATCATAGATTCGCTTGAATGTCGCTGCGGCATCGCCATCGTTGGCAGCTTTGGCGGCGGCATAGGCTTTGGCAAAGTTTTCTTTGAGCGATTCCATAGCAACGCAGTCTTTCATGGCGATTGAGTAATCCGCAACAACCGATTCGGGCAATGCGCTGATGATTTGGTGCGTTTGCGCGTCTGCATCGTTATCACCTTCGGTCGGTATGGCAAACGCTTGGAAAGCGGCATATTTGTAAGCGGCTGACATGGCTTTGTTGGTTGCCTTGTCGGACATATCCATTGCTTCGCCAAAAGTGCGCACCGTATGCTTGCTGCCATCTTCGGCAGATACAAAATCGAACTCAGCTTCGACGGTCACATAAAAGATGGCGCTGCCTTTGGCTGTTTGGCGCTCAAGACATTGGCGGCTGATCATCCGGGGCAGGATACAAAGCCCGTGTTTAGCAAGCAGCGGCGAGATGGCGTTGTAAACATCGTCAATGCCCCTGAACTTGTAAGTGTTGCCTTGCTGATTGGTGCGGTCTTTGGCGATGCCTTGCTTGGCTAAATCAGACTGCACTAGGTTGATGGCTTGATAGACTTTCATCGCTGATTTCCCTTTTCACGTTAAATGGATTTTCATCTACTAATGATTCAATACCGGCAACCGTAATCTTGCGGAAGTTTGCCCATTTCCTCTGATATGCCGGGTCTTGCGTGGGCGGAATCCAACCGTACAAAGTGCGCCACCGGATCGTGACATCGGTGGTCGCTGGCGTGTAAATGTAGTGGTCGAAATCTTTCATTTTGGAATTTCCTCTAGGTAACAAACCAAAATAAACAATAACACAGCGCAAACCAGCATCACTTTTGGGTGCCGGGCAAGCCAATCGTCGGTGGATAGTAATTTCATAATTTTCCTCACTTGGTAATGCCCGGCTTTCGCCGGGCGGGTTAATTAATAGTCAAGCGGAGAAACCGCCGGATAATTCATTCTCATGCGCGGATCAAATTCAAATGAATCCATGAATTCCCGCAAATCGCTTAGAGATTGAAACCAGTAGTGCTGGTAGCTAACAGATAGCAGGTAATGATGCTCAATCAGCTTTGAATCGAAGCAGTCTGTGTATTTGTATGCGTATTTCATAATTTTCCTCACTTAGTGATGCCCGGCTTGCGCCGGGCTGGTTAATTACGCAGCCAACAATAAATTCATGGCGTTGGTTTTTAAATTTGAACCTTGCTTAAACCATGCATTGTCCAGACGAGCATCGGGGCTACGATTGGGTGCGTGATGATCAACGTATTCGGTCACGGCATTTAATAATTGCCAACCGGTGCCTTGAATGCCTTTGATGTCGCTTCCGATTGCGCCGCCATCAAACAATTCCAAAATTCTTTTGTATGCGCGATTGGTTTTGATGTCTTTTTCATTCATTTCATAATATTTTGAATTTAGCAATTCGCCCATAAACTGATCAAATTTGTTGCTGTTAATTTGTTGTTTTGCTAAATGTTTGGTTTGTTCCATAAACATTGAAAACGAATCGTGAACAATACCCAGTTGGTTGTATACGTTGTCTGCAATGAAATTTGTGCTGTGTGGAATTGAAACCACGTTTGATTTGTCACGATCAGCCAAAGCAATTGTATTGGCGCACACCACACGGATATTGGTTTCGCGAGCAGTCGTTGCCATGCCTTTATCGTAAGATGTTGCCAGCAATACATATTTGGCAACGGGATCGCCGTTTAAAACTTCTTGCACTTTGCCCGTTTCGGCTAATGCCCAAATGCGTTTGCCGCCTTTTAACGATCCGGCTGTGTGCAATTTATAGCCTTGGCTTTCAACCAATTTATTGAAAAAATCCAAAACTTCGATTGGTTGGACAATTTTGTATCGTTTGGAAACAACCGACATTGCTTCGTTATTGTCGGATCGATACAAAACTTCTTGCCCGTCAAATAAATGCGGTTTTGCATCATCGCCAACAAATTGCACACCAGCGCGTTTAATTTCCCAATCAAGTCCTGCAGCTGTGCGCCATGTTTCCAGATCAGCGCCATCATCCAATTTTTGCCCCAAGCCATGCCACGGGGTTTGACCTGTCCAAGCAATTTCTACAAAGCCATTTTCACGAGTGGTTAATTGATGAGCCATTTTGATTTCCTCACTTAGTAACCCGCTGCGGTCGCTGCGGTATGACTACATATTGATGGAAATTTGCACTTGCCGCAAGGTTATTTTTGCGTATTCCTCAAGAAAACATCAATTTTTAATGTTAAATATGCAACATTTATTGCAATAAAACAAACAAAACAAGCAAAAACTTGCAACATTTTTTGAAATACGACAATAATTGCGCTGCCATCAATCAATAACGAAAAGGGCAAGAATGAATATTCCGCGATTTGGTTCAAAAAGCTTTGCAGTGTTGGAATGCTTTGTTGATCAACCAGTGATGGAAGTTGAACACGCGATCAAAATGATGAGGCATTTGTGTTGGCGTGACGCAAGATCGGATGCGACTCGATTGCTGCGCGATGCGGTCGCAAAAAATTACCTAGTGTTGGCATTTGGAAAGTATCGATTGAATGACGAAATCAAACCGGCAGTGATTCGGGTAGTGGAAACAAAGCGCGAAGCTAAAAAGAAAACCCTTGTACAACCGGCATATAGAAATATTTGGTCGGAAGAAATGCAGGGCTATACGGCTTCGCTTTATCGAAACAAACGAGGATACGAGGGAAAATACAAATGACACTTGACGAATTTTTGACGCAGCATGGCGCAGCCAAACGCTTGGCTCAAAAAACCGGAATTTCACCACCGGAAATTTCGCGCATTCGAAATGGCAAAAAGCGCATCACATTCCAAAATGCTGCCTTGATCGAATACGGCACCGATGGCGCAATTAAGATGGAACAATTGCTTGATGATGCGCAGGAAAGAATCGTCGCTGGCTTTATTCGGGGCAACCATGTACCGCAACCAGCGACTACTTAACGCAGCACACGGGCAAGAATGTCAGATTAGATTGCCAAGCATTTGCACCAACAACCCGGAAACGGTGGTCGCTGCGCATTCGAACCAGCTTAAGCATGGCAAGGGCGGCGGCTTAAAGGCGCACGATTGCTATATCGCGTGGGCTTGCTACGATTGCCACATGGAATTGGATCAAGGCAATAAGTTTCGGTACGACGAAAAATGCGATTATTGGCAAGCAGGTTTTGAGCGAACAATTTTGCAAATGTTTTTGCTTGGCATATTGAAGGTTGCGTAAAGTATAGAAAGAATATTGCCGTATACGGTATTGACGCTATAATTTGGGCAAAGGCTAGGTTCGCTACCGAAAAGACAAACTCCCATTGTCCTGCCTTTTATCTTTTTTTTGGGATTTGCTGCGGCTGACGACCGCTTGGGAAGGCAAAAATGTACTATTATCAATTTCACATTGGCGACTATCGCGCCGCCACCAATCATCTTAGCAACGACGAAGATTTAGCATATCGTCGCTTGCTTGATATGTATTACGACACCGAAAAACCTATATCGCTGGATACCGAATGGGTTTCCAGACGGTTGCGATTGGCTTCCGAAACGGTTTTGTCAGTTCTCAAAGACTTTTTTATTTTGCAAGATGATGGGTGGTTCCATCCTAAGTGCGATTTAATAATTGCCCAATATCATGCTAATTCGGCAAAGAATAGGGAAAATGGCAAGGGTGGTGGGCGACCGAAAAAAACCCAATGGGTTTCGGATGGGTTGCCACCGGGAATCGATTCGGAACCGGATGGAAAGGCAACCAATAACCATAAACCAATAACCAATAACCAAGAACCAGTAGTAAAGGAAAAGACGCATCGCGCTTCGCGCTTGCCACAAGACTGGCAACCCAATGACCGGATGCTTGCATTCTGCGAAAACGAGCGACCAGACTTAAACCCAATTGAAGTTGCTGCCACATTCCGCGATTATTGGCATTCGCAGGCAGGGCAAAAGGGCGTGAAAGCCGATTGGGAAGCGACTTGGCGCAACTGGGTACGCAATCAGCGCATGGCAGCAAAATCGCCACAAAGAGCTGCAATCGGGTATCGTAGCCAAAACGAGTTGATCGCGGCTGAACTTATTGCGGAATTGAAAAATGCATAACAACGACATCGACAAATTTTTTGTGATGCTGAACGGTATTTCCGACTATTACGGCAAGCAGATCAGCAAGGGCGTGATGCGGCTTTATTGGGAAGGGTTGCGGCAATACGATTTCGAAGCGGTTGAAAAGGCATTTTGGACACATACGCAAAACCCGGACACCGGGCAGTTCATGCCAAAGATTGCGGATGTTGCAAAATACCTGAAGGGTCGAACGGTTGACCAAGCTTCGCAGGCATGGTCTAAGGTCGATAAGGCGATTCGGATGGTCGGAACATATCAGGATGTTGTTTTCGACGATCCAATCATTCACCGGGTGATTGAAGATATGGGCGGCTGGATCAGCTTCGGCAATAAGCGCGAGGATGAATGGCCTTTTGTGCAAAACCATTTTGAGAATCGCTATCGCGGCTTTGTGATGCGCGAGGAAATGCCGGAATATCAAGCCCGGCTAATTGGCATCGCTAACGCCCAAAACGCTCAAAACGGTTTTCCGCAAAATCTACCAGTGCTGATTGGCAATCGCGAGAAAGCCGAAGCAATCTTGAACGATGGAAGTAACCATGTGTCGCTCGAATTTCAATCGGCGGCATCAAATTTGAAATATTTGCAATGAAGTGTATTGAATGTCGTTGGCTTGATCTGCGCAAAGACAAAACGATGTCGCAACACGGGTTTGGGCTTTGCTTGATGACGATGGCAACATTTTATTCGTTGGAAAAAGACCATGATTGCAGTAAATTCACAAAGGCAGAAGATGCCAAAATACAAAAGAGGATAGATTGGTATGACAAACGCTGAATTTGCAGAGCAGGAATTATTTAGACTTAACCGCCAAACGCTGATCAGGTATTTGGAATTGATGGTCAGTCGATGCGATTGGCATGGCGTATCGGATGCGGCGAATGATCTTCGGGTGCTGGAAGCTGAACACAAATACAAGCCATGAAAATTGCTCGCGTTGATGACAATCAAAAGCAGATAGTCAAATACCTGCGAGAGCATCACATATCGGTCGCGGTCACTAGCGGCATGGGTAAAGGTTTCCCCGACTTGGTGTGCGGTTACCGGGGCAAAAATATCTTGCTCGAAATTAAAGATGGCAAAAAACCGTTATCAGCGCAGGCACTTACACCGGAACAACATTTATGGCATCATGGCTGGAGAGGGCAGATTGCAGTAGTTAATTCGCCCGAAATGGCACTTGAAGCGGTATATAAGGCGGCAGAATGATATACAACCCATCGATCACCCAATACGAACGCACCGAAGCATTTGAATTGCAGGTTGCGCGGAATATGATCACCGGGCATAAGCATTTGTTTAAATACGGCAACAATGCCGATATAAACGGAACACTTGAAACGATTTGGTCGCACAGCACGTTGTATGTGTACCCAGCGGCTGCGATGCAAATGACTGTTTCATCAACCAGCGCCGACGATACGGGAACCGGCACGGGCGCACAAACAATATCGGTGCAGGGTTTAGACGCTGATTACAATGAAATTGCTGAAACTGTCGTTTTGAATGGTCAAAATGCGGTTACTACAACAAACGCATTTATTCGGGTGTTTCGGTCTTTTGTAATTACTGCCGGATCAACAAATACGGCGCAAGGCACAATCTACATTGGCACCGGCACGATCACTGGTGGCGTTCCGGCAACGGTTTATGCTGAAATTCCGCTTGGGGAAAACCAAACATTGATGGCGCTTTGGACAGTGCCAGCAAACTACACTTTGTATTTGTACCGAGGCACGTTTAGCGCGGCATCAAACAACATTGCGCAATACATTTTAGGCAAATTTATGGTGCGCCCGTTTGGTGGCGTGTTTCGAAATGCTGCGGATGTCACTGCAAACAGCAATTTGATACCGTATGATTTTGAAGTGCCGTTAGCAATACAACAAAAATCAGATATTGAAGCAAGGGCAATTGCTTTGACAGGATCAAACTTTTACACCACTGCATCATTTGAAGGCATTTACATCAAAAACACATGATGTAATGATGCAATTTTAGGGGCGGGCAATGGTTACTTTTTCAATCAAGAACGGGCAAGCGGTTAAGAGCGACGAATTGAACGAATCGCTTGGCGAGATGATGTTTGATCTGCTGCACTCGGCAACGGTCACGCACATCATGCATTTGCAAAGCGAAAGCTATGCCGAACACATGGCGCTCGGCGAATACTATGAAGCGATTCCCGATCTGGTGGATGCGCTGATTGAAGCATGGCAAGGCAAAAATCAGCAGATATTGCGCGGCTATGGCGAGGGCGAAGAATCCTACGAGGGCATGAAACCGCTGGATTATCTGACCGAACTGCGCACCGAATTCGAGGCTTGCCGACCATATATCGGCGAAGATTCTGAACTGCAAAACCTTGCCGATGAGATTACCGATCAGATCGATTCGACGATGTACAAATTGCGTTTTCTTAAATAAGGATTTGACATGAGCAAAGCACTTGACGATGCCATCGAGCATTTGACCACCACATACCAATCACTCGCACAGGCAGCAGCAGGTTATCTGGAAACGCTTGATCCTAAAGAGATCAACGCTCGAATGGCTAAAGCCAAGCCCGACACGGCTGAATACGTTGCGCTGGAACACTTGGCAGCATTGATGCGGTCGCCCAAGCCAGCACCAGAACCAACACCAGCAGAACCAGCAGAATAAGCAAGCATCATTCAGCATATGCGCCCATGCCGCAGAGGTTTGCTGTTTGCTTGTCGGGCAACCGACTGACTGCCGGGAAAGACCGGCAACCTACGATAAGACAATATGCCAACCGCACCGCTTAACACCAAGTGCCGGGAACTGGGGTGCCAAAACCCTAAGACCGGGCGCTCTACCTTTTGCATCCAACATGGCGGCGGCTTTTCCGAAAAGGCAAAAGCTAACCTAAAGCTATACGGACAACGGGTGTGGGAAAAGATACGGGCATCACAGCTATCGCGCCAACCATTGTGCGGTCGATGCCAAAGCGAGGGAAAGATCACAGCAGCGAACCATGTTGACCATGTGTTCCCACATCGGCGTGATCCAGCAAAGTTCCGGTTAAACCTATTCCAATCATTGTGCGCAGGGTGCCACACGCTAAAGACGCAGGATGAAGGCAAAGGCATATATCTACATTACACAGCGCATGGCGTGGTGCAGTACACCGACGATGACTATGTGCGAATGGTGGGATTGCAGTATAAAGATGGCAACGTATAGGCTCAAGCTATTGGCAAAACATTAGCAAACATATATTTTAGTCCTGGGCTATGCTACGCACACACACAATATGCCCAAGCTATTAAAGTGTTGCAAAAAAAAATAAAAAAATGGGGAAAAAATTATCAATAACTTAAAATTTTTCCCTTTATAGGGGAG